TAAAGCTATCCTTAATAGATTTGCTCATCACATCGGCAAAGTCCATTGTGAACTCGGTGGTAGTGGTGTATTGAGTGCTACCCAACAATGCTGAAGTAGAAAACAATATGTTACCCTCTTCCCAACCATTAGCCACGGTTACTTCTCCATTTTTGCCCTCAAAGCTGATAAAAGACTCCCATACTTTAATAATAGGCAATCCGCGTTCAGAAAGTTCGGCATTAAGTTGCTCCAAACGTACATCAGGCAAAATGGTAGTAGCATTGATAGGAACGCCTAACACAAAAGCACGTGTGTTTTTGTTTTTCAATACCTGATTGAGAGTTGCACGGCTCATAGTAATAGTAGCATAACTATACCCTTTGCCTTTGGCTTCCTCTTGGTATTTTTCGATTTCCTCTATAGGGTTAGCATCAGCATCTGCCCATTTCTTGAGTGCGTTTTGTGTTTTTACTTTGAAGTCTACCGATACATTCACCACTCCACCATTATTGGTAGCGGTAGTTTTGTATTTACCAGTAGATACAAGTTGTTTAGCCATCCACTCCATACGAGCATTGATACCGTCAATACAAAAACGAGGGTCTTCGTATATCTTATCAATAAGCTGGTTTTTGATACCTGCATTAGTAGGGTTCGCATTTACCGCATAACGGAGTTGCTGAATGGTTAGGAGGTCTTTTTCGTTCAAATCGCGGGCGATTTCTACTTTTGGTATTTCGCCTTTGATGTTTTCCACGAACTCGCGCCCTTTGCGTGGTGCTTTTGAGCCAATAGCCACGATGTCCGCCATTATTTTAGCACCATCAGCCCCTTCGATATTAGAATAGGTAAGATAAGGATTGAACTTCAATGGGAAATATTCGCGATAGCGCAAATCTCCCAAAGGGTACGCTTGAATAATAGCATTCATATTAGCCTGAGAGAACTCGGTAATAATGTTGTTTGCGTTGATATTCATCTGCTTTTAATTTTTAAGTTATTAAATGAATGAGATACGAGGCAAGGCTGTACGCAAGAAAGCCACTCCTGCTTTTTCTTTGTCAGGTAGTGCCTCTTTGCGGGCTGTTCCTGCCATTACGACAGCCACCAAAGGAATATCGTCAATAACCACATCGTGAGCAGTAAGTCCTACAGCTCCTGCGGTATTGGTCTGTGAAAGTGTTTCATTCACAACCTTGAAAGTACCATTAGTATCAGGCATTACAAGCGTTCCTGCAGGAATAACTCCATCGGTAAAGCGAGCCTTAGCAGTGGTAGGGTCTATATATACCCCGCCAGGGTAGGTAACATCCAACTGGTCAAATACGACTATTTGGCGACCTGCTTTTTCTGAAATTTTAACTTCGTTCATAAGTGTTTACTGTTTATTGAATTTATCGTTAATATACGCTTGTACATCAGCAGAAACACCATTATTGTCTTTTCCTGCTCCTAATGCTGAACCTGATAGCGATGATAGTTGCGTATTGGTTTGTGCTTGCAAAAACGCTTGCTCATCGGCTTTGAGTTCATTTACAAAAGCCTCCATTTCGGTATCGTCTTTGAAAGTACGCCCTAAGTGGTGTTTGTAGAATGTTTCTGATACCCCCTGCGTTTTGAGTTGGTTTAGGAAACGTTCTTTAGCACTTTGCTGCTGCTTTTCAGCTTGAAAGGCAGCAATGGTTTCATTTTGTTTTTTTACAGATTCCAAAAGATCCTTTGCCCACTCTGGCACTTCATCAGGTTTAGGATCTGTGGAAGGAGTAGGTGGGTTTTGAGGATTTGGATTAGATTTAGCCCTCATTTCTTCGAGTTCTTTCTCTAATTTTTTGCGAGCCTCTTCAGCTTTTGTAAGGCTGGTTCGCCCTTTGTCGGCTACTGATTGCAATAGCTTAACTTCTTCCTCAACTCCTTGTGCGGCGTTTTCGATCTCGTTTTCTCCTTTAACCGCTGTAGCCAATCGGGTGGCTATAGCTTTTAAAACTGACTCTTCCAACCCCAAGTGCGCATACTTGGTTTTGAGTGATTGTAATAATTTATTTACCATAGATGTACAATATTTTTTGTTTTTGCAAAGGTACGGAGGGGCGTTGTAGATTGTATATTTGCGATTTAGGAAAAAGTTAGTAATTATTTAGTAATACAAAAACGCCCCTATAAAGGGGAGTTTTCGGTGTTAAACTAAGAATATATTCACTTCAAAAAGCGTTTAAGTTTGTTTCGTATAAAGTGAAAGACTAACAATAGTACTACGATAATAGCTATAAGGTATAAATAGGAACTTTTTACGTTTTTTGTTTTATGAGAAAAAGCCGTTTCTGAGTGCCTTTGTGCTATAAAATAAGTGTTAGCCTTAGTTATATTATCAAGGGTAGTATTCGCCACTATTTGGCTATTAGAAAGGCTGTTTTTAGTCGTAATCTTCACCTTTCCACCACTTACCCTTATAGTTTCATTATCGCCATCTCTAATGCGATAATACACTAACTCTTTGCTATTACCCATACTATCCTTATCGCTCTCTACTGTTACCTCGTACTCTTGTGAGGCGTGCGTATCGAGTTGCAAGGTTTGAGTATTTTGTTGAAAAAGAGCCGTACTATCCTTGTACTTTATAATACGCTCTTTTTGGACTTGCTTTTGCTCGGTATTGGTTACCTCTTTGCGTGTCCTGCAACCTATTAAGGTGAGGAACGCTAATAATGCAATGATTATTCTATTCATAATTCTCTAACATTTTGATAATTTTCTTTAAACTATCTGCATAGTTGGTAGCGGTTGCATACCCTGCCTTTGCTACCTCCTCAGCAAACTTGTAAGGGTCTGTTTTCACCTCCAACGCTTTAGCATATCGCTTGTTTTTGAAAAAGAATTGTGCGTGGTCGGTAAAACATTCTTCTGGGGTGTCGTATTTTCTAAACCAATCTTTCACTTCATACTTGTACTTACCACTCGGTAATTGATATATAGACATCACTTGTGGGAATTTATATCCTAAGTTTGGAGCATTAAGCACTTCAGTAGTGTTTAACAATTGCTTTTTGTTAGCAGGCGTGTCCTTGCCCGCTTTTACTCCAAAAAACATATTACCTGGCACACTCTTTCCCCAACCACTCTCCAATGCGGCTTGCGCCAAGGTAAAGAGGTGAGAGATACCCGTTTTCTTTTCGCTTTCCAAGGCAAATGGTTTGTACTGTTTTATAAATTCTTTTGGTGTCATTGTTATTCGTTATTAGAGGTTTGAGATGTTTCGGACTGTTCAGCTTGTTCAGCTTTTTCATTCATATAATTAGAGATGGTTTTAGCGACTTCCTCTAAGTTATCACGATTGATAAACACTTGCTGAACAACTTGTCCTGCGCGGTCAAACCGCACTTTGTCTTCGGCTTTTTCGCGTATCGATTTGATTTCGATTAGACACAGTACTAACGCTATAATGAATGTGATAAATGGAAATAGCCACAACGAGGTTTGGTAATAGTTTTCTAAGTACCAACAGAGCAATCCATATATACTATCAACGATACTGCCAGCGATGAGCAGGTTGTAATACTGCGCCATTTTGCTAATGGTACGCCTATAGCCATAGGAAGTTCGTGTTTCGCCGATACGCTTTGCTTTGCGCAAGCCACTCCAAAGGTCGGCGAATATCATAAGGAGTACGAGAATGTAGATACCGAGTAGTATCCATAGAATTACAAAGATTTTTTCCATTGATTACTGTTTGTTTTTAGGTTTTTCGGGTTTTTCTGTGCCGTTGATAATAGCGGTACATCTTTCTTGAATTTGTTTGTATAGTTCAATGTCTGAGGGTTGGAAGTTTGAGTTTTGGACATTGAAGTCGTAAGCAGCAACAGAGCCTTGTAAATAGGGGTAACTATCTTGCTGGCGAGTTGCTGAAAAAGATATAACCGTAGGATTATCCTGATTTTCATAATTATAGGAATACATAACGGTTACATTTTGCACATCTTCCTGTGCAGTAACTTGGGTGTTTGTGTGAATGATTTGCATATTAATTGAATTTTAAGATTATTTTTATTTATTCAAATCGTGTGTTTACTACGTGATATTCACCTCCTAATAGGCGCAATACAACAACATCTCCTTTTCCCATATCTATATATCCATCTCCGCCTTTGTAAGCACCTCCATTGTTATCTATTATAGAGCCTGAAGACACTCCTTGTAGTCTTATCATTTTACCTCCCACGAACATCCCCATAATTACGGTGAGTTCAAAAGACAATGAAAGACTTTGTCTACCTATAGGATTAAAACCGAGTTTACGCATAATTTCTAATACCTCGAAATAGTTAGGCAAATAGACTATGTGACGGTCGGAAGCTACATCTTTAAACACAAATTTATTGGTAATTCCTAACCAACGTTTTATTGTAGAACTTTCAGCAATACCATTATAAACGTATTCAAATTGAGCGTTAGCACCTAAAGATATTGTATCACCATTGATTATTTGAGCA